CATCATCAAGCTCAATAAAACTATTTTTTGTACTAATAGCAGTAATAAAAGATTTATTAAAATTTTGATTAATAGAATCCGAATGCCACGGAATAGAGTGTCTACTATCAAGAACAGAAATATAAGAATGTTTAATTTTTGTTATAGCTGTATATTTTTTAATTGAAGCAAACCAAGAGGTAATAGAGGGAAATCTTACAAGAATTGGAGATACTTCAAATTCTTTAATAATATCAAAACTTCTCCAACCAGGACTAGCATGATATCTCTCATTAAAAAGATGATATCCTTTATTATATAAGCTTTTTATTTTTTCAATATCCGCTTTTAAAACAGGTATGGGAATTTGTTTACAGGAAACCATATTAAAAGGGTGGAAACTTTTTATCATATTGATTTATTCTTAATTTTAATTCTGGCAGAAACGGAACCGCACTAGTTTCAAAACATTGAGGTTTTTTATCTTCTATTGTAATTAAAATTACAATATTTCTAATGCCCGTTCCAAACATCTCATTATGAGCAACAACATACCCACAACACTGTATAAAATAATCTTTAATATGTTTCTGCATACCAATATTTTTTACTCCATAAAATTTGTTCTTGGCCCCAAATTTCATCAACACCTGATTCCGTAATTTTTATTAAATCCTGTGTCATTTGAATAACATCTGATGATTCTTTAATTAAATCAGAAATTATATCTTCACCATTAAAATATCGTTCTGCATATTTATGAATTAAAGTTCCTCTATCAGTAGCTTTTTTTGAAATGCGAGTTGCCTCTTCTTCTCCTACTTTTTCTTTCCATTTTTGTAACCAGCTTTGGTTGGCAGTTTTTCCTAAGATAGTAGTTATACTTGGGTAATTACCATCAGGCGTAAAATAAGTTCTGCCTTCTGGTAAAGTTTCTACCTTCATATCAAAAGTATAATTATACTTTTTATTATGTTTCCACATTTTTAATTTCATTTTTAAAGTCATCAACTGTATTTACTATAGGCTTACCTCTAGCATTTAAGCTTGTATTTATTAAAATAGGAAATCCTTGTTTACTTGTTATTTCAAGAATTCTACTTAAAAAAGCATTATGAGTAGAATTAACAAGTTGTAATCGAGCAGTATCATCATGAGTAGTAAATTTATCGGTTTCTGAATAAGCAATAAATAACATTTCATAAGAAGGATGATAAATATTAAATAAATCTTCTGCTATTGACTCTAAACATACAGGAGCATAAGGTCTCCATGAATCATTTATTCTTCCCTTAATATTATTAAGTTTTGAAATATTTAAATCTGTGGGGGTACATAAAAGACTTCTATTGCCTAAAGCTCTTGGACCAAACTCCGCTCTACCATCAATAATTGCGACAACATCTCCTCTTACTATTTTATATGCAACTTCTTCTATTCGTTGCTCTAAACTATCACTATAACCTAAAAATGGACCTTCCCATATAGGTCTATCAACTAAAGCAGCAGCGCCTAAAGCACAGCCTGCATCGCCTGCAGCAGGTTGTATTGCAATTTCATCGAAATTCGTATAACGTACTAAATGTGTATTAGCAACACAATTTAAAGCAACACCTCCGGCATAAGCTAACCTAAAATGCCCTGTTTCTTTATGTAGCCATCCTGCTAAATTAAGTAAACATTGTTGTAAAATTTCTTGAACACTACTAGCAATATCCCAATCAAGAGTTCCTTCTCCAAGTCCTCTCCTAAAATCTTGAAAAAGAGTATAATCTCCAATTTCAGTATGTAAAATTTTTTCTTTTATATAGCTTGCCCATTTTGGTTCTCCATAAGCAGCAGCACTCATTACTTTACATTCATCACTTAAAGGTCTAAACCCTAAAAGTTTTGTAGCTGTAGAATAAAAAAGTCCTAAACTATTAGGATATTTAAAACGCTTTAGCCAAGTAATCTTTCCATATTCATATATACCAAGACTTGTAGCATATTCTCCACCGATAGTATCGACAACCATTACAGCACATTTATCCCAGTTTGTAGTAAGAATAGAACTCATAGCATGACACTCATGATGATCTAAAAAGTCTATAGAATATTTTCCTGGTATTACTTTTTTAATTTCTCTTTTAATAGATTGTCTTTCGATAAAATTTTTATGTTCATAAAATACAACAGCATCAGGTTTTTCTTGTTGATGTCTTAACCAACGTATAGTATTTACAGGAAATCTGTTGTCAAATTTTTGACGCGTAAATCTTTCTTCATGAGCAGCTCCTTTAATATATCCATCTTTTAAATATGCTGCTGCGGAATCATGATGATAAGCACTAATTCCTATTATATTCATTAAAATACCTTTTATAAATTTGTTCTAGCATTTTTTTATTTTTATCCCTATAATTTGGATTATCAATAAATGTAACAATAGCCCACCGATGTCTAGTTACTAAGGGCTGGATTCTATGAACCATAAAGCAAGGTGTCACTACAATTTTTCCGGGTTGAGGATATATCCGTGCTAATATTTTAGTTGGTTCAGGAGCACTAAAATCTGTTTGTTCTACTCGTTTTCCTTCAGGATTCCAATTACCTACTTCAAAAGGCTGACCATCTGTAAGATAAATCATTTCTGTCCAATACCTATTTGGACGGGGACATGCTAATTTTTTATTAACATAATCCATATTATCAAAATGCCATTCATAACCTTCACCAGATTTTAAAAGAATTGCTTTATAACCACCTACATCAGCTACCCATTGATGTCCATAATAATGAACTGTTTTTTCACATCTTTCAACAATTTTTTTAGCATTTTTTGCAATTATCTCATTGAACCCAATTGAAATAGCGTCTATCCATTCAAAGTCAATGAAATCTTCCATCTATTCTCTATTTCCTCCCGTAATTTTATAGCAAAAATTGAATGACCCTGTTGATTAGCGTGTCCTCTACCATCAGAATAAAGTTTAGCTAAATCTCGCATATATTCCCACCAAATACAAGGATTATCTTTTAACCACTTATGCTCTAAAATATTAGGTCTATAAATAGGAATTAACAATAAATTTTCAATAGTAAAATTTTCAATAGCAGCTTTTACAAAAAGTGCATTAGTTCTCCAATACCAATTCATTTTAGTAAATTTTCTAAACCATAAATCACGCGTCATCTTACCCCAAATATCACCTTCTCCCCAATCATAAGGAAGAATATAACTTCCATCCCCCTTAGGGTCAGCACGATGATGATGACCAATCAACCAAATTACCTTAATCCCCTTGACAAATTTATTATTTATGATATACTCAGCTTGAGCATCTAAAGTAATACCTGGATGTTCCCATCTATTAGTTAAACCTATTAAATCAAAAACAGGTTTAGGAGCTTCTAAACTAGGAATAGACCATGAGTTACCTACTACAAAAATTTCATCCATGTTAATAATTGCCTGTGGTGATAGTTACACATTAGGAGAGGGACTTAGTTCTCGAAACCAAGTTTACCCTTATATACTTGCCAAAAAACTAAAAGCTGAATATAAAAACTATGCTCAAAGTGGTGCTTCAGAATATCTTATTTTAAATCAAATTGAACAAGCTGTCAAGTTAAAACCTGATTTAATTATAGTGGGACATACAAGTGAATACCGATGGAAAGTATGGGATTTTAGACGTAACCATTGGCAAGGATTTATAGTCGCAAATCATGTATTAAAAAATGAAAAATACTATCGTAATTGGATACTATCAGAACAAATATTAGGAAATATAAGAAAACATGAAAAACAACATCAAGCTGCGTGGCACGCAGCAGGAATGTTATATTTTTCAGATGAAAAAATAGTTCAAGAATTATGGGAGGGAGCCGTAGCTAAACAAATAATTCTCTGCAATAACGCTAAAATAAAACACATACATCTCTCTTGTTTTCCACATCTTTATCCTAATTTATGTAGTCTTACTAATCTTACTATTCCTATTCATTTAGATAGTATGAAACATAAAGATTTTGCACCTGATGGGTCACATGCTGGAGTAAAGTCTCATTTAGAAGTTGCGGAAGCTATTCATAATAAATTTTTCACATAACTGAATCTAAAATTTTATTAAACTCTTCCCATTTTTCTTCTTCTTCAGCTCTACTTTCTTTTCTCATAATAGTAGCTACGCGTCGTGCAATAGGTATTTCAATTTCATATTCAGCTTTAATATCTTTGAGTAGAGAACTAATTACGTCACGATGTCCATCAATCAGAATCATTAGTTCAACAATGCGTTCAAATTCTTTACGAAGTTCTTCATTAGTGGATTGCACTACTAGTTCCTCCTACAATTTTAAATAATTCTCTTTGTATTTCAGGGCGCTTACGCACCATTTTAGTTTGTTCAAGATCCTCCATCACACTTTTAAAAGTATCCAAAGCATCTTCCAAACAATCACTAAATCCATCTTTTTTTGAAAGTTCACTAATTAACATTTTTTGATGCAAAAGATTAAAGGCTGTGATTATATTTGCTGCTCCAATTTCTCTTGAGCCTTTATAATCTCCTTCATCTCTAGGAGTAAATAATTCATAATTACAAGATTCCCAAACTTCTCCTTCATCTTCATCTACTACATCAATAGGCATAGAAGATAAAACTTTATAAATTAATTTTTTAGCATCCTTAATTTTCATTACGTTACCCTCCTGTGTCACTACGTGACCCAATCATCACTATACGGGGCTGCATAAAACCACATCAGAGATTTAGACACACTTCTAACCAAGCGTGTATTAACTGAAGTATTTAAAGCATTTTCTACTTCACGCTTTAAATTTAAAAATGGATTTTTTAAATTTCTAACAGGTGTTATTGAAGCTAAAATATTAATTTGATTCCAGTGTTTACAACGTTCTGCAAAAGCTGGAGAAGAATTTAAATAAATTTCAGATTCTTTTAAATTATTTTTCATTTCATTATAAAGTTGACGATAAAGAATATCTTTATCTTTATCATTTAAATTAGAAATAGTAATTCTTCTAAGATTTCTTACAAAATTACGAAACGGATTTTTTGAAGTCATTTTAAAACGCATGTTTTAATACCTAAATATTAGCACAAATTTCATCATCTGGCAAATTGAAAATTAATGCAGTTACTCTTTTTCAGTTTCGATAACGTCATACTCAGTATCTGACATAACTTTACTAATCATTTTTGGAGGCATTTCAGACCAAAAAGTTTTTGGATTGTAAAAACGATAACGACTTAACAATCTCCACCAAGTATTTATTCTATCTGCCGCTTTGTCATGGGCCTCTATTATTTGAAACTCAAGATCATCCATAATAGATAAACCATCAATAGCTTCTTCCATCCATTTATGAGCTAACCAGGGATTCCATCGAGCTACATTTACAGCCTGATGTATTAGTTTCTTTTTAGACCACGCAGAGTAACCTCTTATAAGATTAGATTGTTGCTTTTTCCTTGGCATTTTGTAACTCCTGAATATTAATCTGAGTTTCTAAGTATACTTCAATTAAAAATCTGCCTGCTAAAAATTCTCCTTGTTCCTGTTTAATTTGAGAATATTCTTTTAGTAATTCTATTGATTCATCATTTCCTTGTCTTATTATTGATTAAAATAACCCTTAACAAAGGGTAATCTTGGCCTATTCATTATATTATATCCTTTTTTTAATTATTATGCAACTTCTTTTTGCAGTTACAGT